AGAAGGTCTAATCATAGATCTCTTTAGAACATTAGAAGCAAGTAGGAGGAAACATAACATATGAGATATATAGTAATATTATTTACATTATTCTTATTGAGTGCTTGTTCTATAGGACCAAAATGTACATACACACAAGATGGTACAAAAGTTAAATCTTATTTTTGGTTTTATAAAGATAAGCCAATAGATCTCGATAAGGAGAACTGTAATTGATTTATAAATTTAAAGTCTGGGTATGGAGTCCACTAAAAGCTGAGATTAATTTGTCAGCTAACAGTGATGAAGAAGCTCTTAAAATATTCCAGGCTTTAGATTTAAATACATTCCAATGGGAACGTGAAGGTATGCTTCACAATAGAACTACATACGAAGTAATTAAAACTGATGAATCAACTCAAGACAGTACCACTCTTTCCTCAAGAAGAAACTTCACCAGTAAGTAAACTGTGGTTTGCAGTTATTGCTCAAGCATTGTTAGATGCTGAATATCCTGGTAATAGAAGAGATCGAATATATATGAAAATTGAAGCTATTAATTGGTTTAAATATGACTCTAAAGATTTTAATATAGTATTTCACTTTGCTGGTTATGAAGAATTTAGAGCTAGAAAAAAAGTTGAAATAATGTTAAAAAATGACAAGTATTCATTAACTGATACACAATATGCCATTCTTAATAAGAAGAAATATATACCAAGACCACATAGAGAATCACAAAGATTTAAATTGGTATTCCCATGAGATACAAATACATTGTTACAGATTCAGAAGGAAATACAGAAACAATAGAAGCTATGTCTTATAAGAAAATGCTAAAGAAACTTAAGCCTTTAACTTCATATAAGATAGAGTATAAAAACAAAAAAAATCACCATCTTGTTAAAATGGTGACAACTAAAAAACATGACTAAATCTCCATACAATAGACAAATAGGTGGATCACATTATCAAAAGTATAAGGTGCAGCCTAGTCAATTTGTTGTTGAGAATAAGTTATTGTTTCCAGAAGGATCAGCTATTAAGTATATCATTAGACATCAAGATAAAGATGGTAAAAAAGATTTACTTAAAGCTATCCATTTTATTGAAATGATTATAGAAAGGGATTATGGCTCACTTTAGTAAACTAAATCAAGAAAACAAAGAACTTAAAATATATAGACCATTTGGTCCATCAATTGGACATTGTAAATTACCACCAGAACTTATTGAAGATTTCAATAAAGATTGTAATGGTATTGTTGCTAACACAGAGAAAAGTAAAATACATGATTTCTCTGATGACCTGGTAGGTAATGTTAAACAAGAATTAATTATTAGTCCTGAAGTATTTGAGAAATGGGCACCATACTTTCAAAAACTTATGACTGCTTATATTCAAGCACATCCTGATAATGCAAAAGAACTTCAAAAAATAATCTTTAAATCAGGTTGGTATGTTAGATCCTTTGAAGGAGATTTTAATCCATTACATTATCATACGAACTGTCATATGTCGTGTGTAGGTTATCTATCTTTACCTGAAGGTATTGAAGAAGAATGGAAAAAGGAAGATCAAGATCATTATCCTACTGCTGGTGGAATAGAAATGCAGTTTGGACAAGTGCATTTATTCTCAACTAATACAGTTAGAATTAGACCAAAGGTAGGAGATTATTATATCTTTCCTTGGTGGATGTATCATATGGTTTACCCTTTTAGAACAAAGGGAGAACGTAGATCATTTAGTTTTAATGTCTTTGGTGCTCCTAAAGAAGAACCTAAAAAATCTTCTATTATAAGACCCTAGTTTCCTAATGGATTACTAGACATTTCTTTTAATTCTTTCATACGTACTTTAACAAGTTCCATTTCAGTTTCTAAAACTTTAATTGCTTGTTGATTGTCAACAATTCTTCCAGAGTTTTCTTCAATTTCTACTCCAGCTTCCATGTTGCCTAAGTTTTCCAACTTAGTCGTAATCTCACCATACTTAACAAAGCCTCCACCAATAGCTACAATCGCAGCTATCAATGCAGCAATCCCTGCAAGTTGATCTTTTAAATTAAATTTACTAGCCATTTTTTAATGCCTCCAATTTAAGCAAAAGATCCCGCTCCTTAGAACGAATCGTATTTAAACGTATCGCTTTTTGGGTAACGGGATCATTTGATATATAATTATTTAAATTAATTTGAGTATAGATCTGTCTATTATCAAACATATTATTGTTTAAATAAATGTTTTTAGACTCATAGAATTTAGCATTCGTATAGAGTGCTAGAGAGATCTCACTTTTCATAGCGTCTAATTTAATAAGGTTTTTAACCTCTAAATTTTTAGCTATATCTTTAACTACATCATCTACTTTAGCCATTGCTGTATCTATTGTAGATACTTTGGAATTAGATGATTTAGTAGAAGTTATTTTCTTTTCTTTTTGCCCTTTTTCTTCTTGTGCTTCTTCTTTAACTTCTGATTTTTCTTCTTTTTGTTCTTCTTTTTTTTCATTAACTTTAGCTTCTTTCTTAGTTGTTTGTATGATTTGTGTTGCTATAGTTGTAGCTTTCTTTTCCTCTTTAGGAGGAGCTTTAGCTGCTACTGGTGCTTTAGCAGGAGCTGTACTTGTACTTGCTTTAATAACTTTAGCTCCAGTTTTAGTTTCAAATTTCTTAACTGCTTGTGTAACCTGTATAACTTTTGCTTTAGCAGTAATAGGTTTAGCAGCAATAGTAGAAACTTGAGTTGCTAATGTTTTAGTTTCTTCAATAACTACTGTGGAAACAGCTTGTTCTATTTCAGTAAAAGCTACAGCTTCACTAACTGCTTCTAGAGCTGTCTTTGTCGTTACCTCCAATACAACATTTTCATATGTCATAGTAAGAGAAGCTCCTAAAAGATTTGGACCACCAAGATTCACTGGTGTACTATCACCATCTATGCCTGTCCAAGTCCAATCAAACTGATTAGATCCAGTTCCATTATATATAACTTGATCAGTATATTTATGTGCATTAGCGTAATAACCTGCGTCTGTAGTTCTTATTTGATCTACAGAAGCTAGAGTGTTGCCATTGACATCAAGAATTTTGACGGTTGTTTTAAATGTATCCCGACCAGATTGAGCATTGCCGCATTGATGATTAGATCCCTGCCATTCACAGTTCTGTACAATAGTAGTACTATTTAGAGTAACTCCATTGTTTAATTTTTCCTGAGTCGTTGTATCTGAATTAGTTGTAATATTTAAAAGAGATCCATCAGCTTTAACAGTACCAGTTCCAGTAACTTCTATTTCAGTACTAAAACAATTACCATTACTAACAGTAAAATCGCTGCAGCTAGATGCTACATTGGGTACATTATTGTCTACACTTTGTGCTGAAGATTTACTATCTCCTGCATTAGGTAATAGATTAGATGTCGTAATCTCTTCTGCTGAAGTTGTAAGGGTTAAGCTCATCAGCAGCACAGTTAACACGATGTATCGCATATCCAATTCCTATTATAAATATTAATAACCAAATCATTTAATCTTTTCTATCTTAATTTTGTTCTTCTTCTTCTTAGCCAGGTGAACATACTTTTCATAAGTAGGTTGTTTATAATCATACTTCTCAGCTAATAATTTCATAGCTGCTTTACCTATTCTGCCTTCAACAGGACACGGAGTACCTGCTGCTATCATAGCTTCAAAAACTCTTCTATCAGTACAGAGTACTGCAATTGCTGCTACTTTCATATTTAACTGAGAGAGTGTCTTAGATAAATTAATAAGTTCACAAGTTTCGTCTCTATAACTCTTACCACCACTTACACCTATTCCAAATGTTTGAACGCCACCTGAGAGTGCTAAAGCACAGTTTGCAGTAGAGTTCATTCCTGGAGCTGAAGCTGTAGGAGGAGCTGATCTAATATTACTATTAGTAGTATTGCTTGTTGTGGAAGCAGAGCTAGATCCTGACTCATAAGTAGTTGAAGAAGTATATCCCCCTTCAATAGCAGTATTAGATCCACTCACATTTGATTGAGTAGATCCTGCGTATGCTGCTGTGCTCAGCAGTAAAAATATAATGATTAGCTGTTTCATTTTATTCTAGAATAAGTTTTTTAATAGCTTTTGAGCCATCAATATTTACTTCTAATTCTGCTTTAGATTTAATACATCTGTATTCAATATTACCTTTAACTTCTCTATTGGCAATTCTTTTGCCTTTTAAACATTCAGACATATTAGGCTGTATTCTGTGTTCTTTAATTTCGTGGTCTACGATCATTAAGAGTGCTATAATTTCTGCGATCATTTATGATTCCCGTTAGCTCTTACTTTATCTTTTAATTCTTCAATATCACTAAGAGCTTTTGATAATTGTTTTTGTATAAATTCTATATTAACTTTGTTATGCATCATGTCTTCAATACGCACTTCTATTTTTTCTACTGATTTATATAGATCTTCTATCAACATAAATTGTTCTTGATCTGTTGGAAGTTGCTCAGATTTCTTAAGCAAATCAGCAGTAAATAATTCCCTGGAAGTTTCTAATGAAGTAAGACGAGTAGTAATTTCAGTATAAGCAAATATGCCCATACCTACAGCTGCCAATAAAGCTATAAGATTTCTTACAGGTAAACTTATATTTGTATTCTCGCTTAATTTCATTTCCAACCCATTAGCTTTAGAAGCCATTGTTCTATTTTATCTATTAATTTTTTAATCATAACCAATGAATTACTTTAAAGGTAAGATAGAGTGTTATAAAAACAAACATTGCTATCATATGTATATCAAAAGGATCGTTGGTCATGTTCTAAACATAGGTAGAGAAGCACCAGAATTATGAAAACATTTAAGACATTGTACTTTAAAATCATTATAAACTACATGAGGGTAGTTTACAGGACGCTTACAAGTTTTGCATTGTTTGCTGTTACACTTACAGCTTTTTGTTTTCGTATTTTTCTTTAAGACCATCAAGTTCCTTATTAGCTTTACTCAAATCTGCAGCAGCATTCTCTAACTTTTGTAGAGTTCGCTTTAGAGAAGAGTCTTTTAATTTACAAGCGTCTTCTAATTCAAGGATCTGTTCCTTGAGATTACGTACTTGTTCCTTATACTCGTTAATAATTTCTTGATAGTCGGCTTGTTCCATTACTTCTTGCCGTTCCTAAATATCTGTGTTCCTTTAATACCAAAAATACTTGCAACTACAAGCACCCATAAATTAGTGAACCATTTTGGAAGCTCATGAAAATACTGAAAAAACAATTTAACTTTTTCCATAGCTGAAGGATCGTCTGACATTACTGCCCACATTAGCACCACGATAGGGGCTGATATGATCACGAGGACAAATTCATCCTTGTAGTCGTTTTGACGGGCTTCTAAAAGTTTGCCCTGGTAAGATTCCTCACCTCGAGCCATCTTCTCTGCATGCATTAATTGTGCATCAGACATAGCCATTTTAGTTTTTTGTTTATTCGAATATATTTTAGCTCCTGCTTGTAACGCAATTTTTGCTAATCCAAACCATGCCATTTTATTCTCCTATAACTTCCTTTACCTTTTTTAGGTAAATGTGTTTTATTTTTTTTTACTTGTAATGCTTTCGCCACTGGATTTCTTAAAGGTGTATACCTTTCTTGTACTCTCTCCTTGGTATCGGAGATAGTGCCTTTTGCTCCATCTTTTATTCCATGCCCAAACATTAAGTTTGCTGCCTATGGTTTCTATGATGCTGAAGAATTTGTCGGAAATCCATCCCATGCCTTATACATTCCTTCTACTAAAATTTCATCAGAGTATGGTTGATCACCATTCTCCATTTTAATAATGGATTTAACTAAAGGTAAATAGTGTTCTATACTATTGTCTAGTTTATCCATTGGGTTAAAGTTCATTCTTTCACAAACAAACTTTATATAAGCGTCAGTATCATTTTCACTAGGAGGTGCCCATCTTGCGATGATATCCTCGATATTATATTTCTTATGTGAAAAACGATAGACTAAGAGTATACGCATCAAAGCACGAATACCCCATACAGGTTCTTTAAAAACACAAAAAACCTCGTCTGATTGTTCATCAGCGAGACCGTCCCAGTCAGTACCTAACTTGATATTGCCTGGATTGTGATTTCTAATTCCTCTAGGTGATTTTTTTGTTCCATCTGCCATTGTTTTTTAATACCATTGGGATTAACTTGGGTATTCCATCTACAATTACTGAGGATCCTATAACTGGTCTAGACTTTTGTAATTTATTATATTCAAAAGCTAAACTTTTCATGTCTATTAAACAACCAGTTTGCATTCCCCATAGTAATTCATTTGGATTACTCCAGTAATCTATTTTAAACACAGTATGATAATGTCCTTGGACAGTACACATACCATATTGTTGTGCTACTTTTAGCACATCTTTGTATTTACCATGACAGAAGTATATTTGTTGACCATTAGATGCCTTCAAAATCAAATCTTCATGCCAAGTCCAACCTGGCCCAACACCTAACATTTCGTTATAAGTCTTAAAGACTTCGTGTGGGAGTCCATGTCGAGTAGCTTTTCTAAAAACTAAACTACCATGGTTAGAGTCTAGCAAATACATTTTAGGAAACATCTTATGAAGTTTCGTAAAAAATTGTCTTGCAACAGTCAGTTCATGACTGGCTCCATATAAGCCTGGATGCTTGTCGTGGAATGAAATGCTATGCCAATCAAGCTCATCACCTATATTTACTATGCAATCAGGTTTGTATTGTCTCTTAATTGCAGCCAGAAAGTCAAGTGTATCTGGATGGTGATAGGGTGCGTGTTGATCTGCTATAACAAGTATTGATTTTCGAAGCATATAATTGCTTATACAATTTTTCGTTGTACTTGTAAAATACTATATGTACAACTAAATTTCGTGTTCTTTTTGACACCAATGCCTAATAATAGTCTGGTGTTCATTGATAAATTCTGGGCCTAATTGTTTAATTATTTGTAAACTATGTAAATGTCCTGATATGGCACATTCTTCATAACTATTGAAAGGCATAGATCTTTCCATAGGTACATCGCAGGTTCCTAAAGAAAAGGAACATAACTGCATTACAAGTATAAATTTCATTATTGGACTAATAAGGATTTAATGACCCACATTAGATTACCCAAAGCCATAAAACTTACTGCCCATATAATTTTGTGTATTGTGTTAATCTTATCAGATAAATGTTCTATATGATTGCTTAATAATGTTTTAATTACTGCAATCTCTCCATGTATCTTTAAGATTTCTTCTTTATTTTCAGTTGCTCTACTCATTAGAATAATGTTTCGTAAGGAGACCTTACTAACCCTTTCGTTTTGTATTGCGTATATCTTGGCCCTTGATATCTAGGATGACCAAGTTGTCCTAGTGTAAAGTCTACTGCTGTATCCCAAGCAAGATCAGCACTTAAGCCGTCTCTTTGTAAACCTTCAGATATATTTTGTGATGCTTGTTGCAACCAAATTGGTAAGAATCGTTTACCTATTTGACCACCTATTTTTAAGCCTTTTTCAATAGCTTCATCATCTTTCTTAGTAATGTTAGGACTCCACTTAGTAGTTAAGTATTT